CTCCAGAAATTCTCCAATGGATATTTTTGGAGATACTTTCGTAGCTTGTTCTGGAGGTAATTGATATTTTTGGACCTCTTTAAAAGGGGTATCGGGTATTTGAGTTTTGCAGTCTTTGCCAAAGCCATGCTCCATGCTCCTTTCAGCTGCCAAAAAGTTATTAGAAGGTGCCCGGTACTCCGTTTAAAGAGGTTCGAATCCATCGGCAGCACGATTAAAGCGCTTCAAAAGAGCTCGAAAGCATTGTAAAAGGGAGGTTGATGTTTAATGCCTCGAGCAAAAAGGGTGCCTGTCGAGGGCATTAAATACGAGCCCCCGGCAATGAATCCTGAAGACAGGTATGACCAGCTGATAGCCCTTGCCGTAGACCTCGCAGAAGAACGTCTTAGAGATAAATCCGCAAGCAATCAGCTGGTAACAGAGATCATTAAATACGGTTCGATGAGAGAACGGCTCGCAAGAGAGAAACTCCGGCAGGAGACGGAAGTTCTTCGCGTAAAAGCTGAAGCCATTGAAGCCGCCAAGAGATCTGAGGAGATGTATGAGAAAGCCGTTAAAGCCATGAAGGTATATCAGGGGCTCGAGGAGGACGAGGGGTATGAAGAAGAATATTAAGAGATATTCCGAGCTCATACGCCTTCCAACAGCGGAGCAGCGTTTTGAATACCTTCGAGTTCCAAGTACTGTCGGCATTGCAACTTTTGGCTTCGATAGATATTTGAACCAGGCTTTTTATACATCAAAAGAGTGGCGCGATTTCAGATTCAAGATGATTCTTCGAGACAAAGGCTGCGACATGGCGCTTCCGGATAGAGATATTCCAGAGGGCGCCATTCTTGTGCTGCATCACATAAACCCTCTCTCATTGGAAGACGTCGAAGACAAATCGGACGCGCTGTTTGATCCAGAGAATGTTGTATGCGTGTCTGACAGGACTCACAGGGCTATACACTATGGCGATATGTCATTGCTTGCATTGCTTCCGATCGAGCGAAGACCAAATGACACATGCCCATGGAAATAAAAAAAGGGGGGGGGGTAAATATGCCTGCCTACTATGTTGGAACTATGGCCTTTGGCCGCAACGATCTTCAGCATCACGGCATACTCGGGCAAAAATGGGGTGTTCGCCGATTTCAAAATGCCGACGGATCTCTTACACCAGAAGGCCGAGAAAGATACGGGTATGGAAAAGCAAAGGATTTTAAGAAGGTTTACGCCAAAGCCGGCAGAAAGTATGGTGCCGCTACAGCTGGTCAAATCGCAGCTATTGGCGGGTTAACTGCGGCAGGGGCTGCTGCAGGTGTTGGCGTCGGCATAGCTACGAATAGCACTATTGGCACTTTTTATGCTGGATATGGCGGAGCATACACCGGACTATTGTCTGGCGCGGTGATTGCAGAAAAGATTGACAAGTGGAAACGGGATTACCGGGAGAATAAAAATCCAGTTAAACTTGAACAGCTTAACATTACACCGGGAACCGTATTTAAACGCACGTCATTAAATGAAAAAGACGACGAACAAAAAAGGCTGTACATGTCTTACTCAAAGGATAAGCCCGGCATTAAATACTACACTCAGAATTGGCCAGCCATTCTTAAAGGGCTGGCTAATAATCCAAACGCAAAGGTTTATCAAAACACATATAAAGTAACCGGCCAAATTGTTGCGCCTTCATACGAAAAGAGAAAAGAAATAGCCGACGTTTTAATAAAGGCCGATAAAAAAATAAAGATGGAGTTTGGAAAAACTTTTGCCTTGGACGTATTAAATTATAAAACTGGCGCGCCATTTGCAAAACGTACCCTCAAAGAATTGGAAAAAGAAATAGGTCCGGAGGTTAAGAAAGCCTATAAAGAAGCTGTTGACACGATTGTGAAGGACAATAAGTACTCGCTCATTGACGACGATAGTTTCAGGCAGTTCACTGCCGCTATACCAAGATCTGAGAAATTGATGGATGCGTATATAAAAGAGCTTAAAAAAAATGGATATACAGCCGTGTTTGACGACAATTCCACCCCATCTCTTGCGCCATTAATTGTATTTGATCAATCACTAATCGAGCAAACCGGCAGCAGAGAATTGCGGTACGTTTAATATATCAGGAGTTCTTCGTATGGAACAAAGCATTTTAAATACAATTAAGACCATGCTTGGGCCGGATTCTTCATATGCGGTGTTCGACACGGACATTATCGTTCACATCAATACCGCGCTGGCCACACTGACACAGCTTGGCGTCGGACCCGTTAAAGGGTTCCGGATAACCGGAGCAAGTGAAACGTGGTCCGATTTCATTGGTGATGCCGGAGATCTTGATTCCGTCAAGACTTATATTTATTGCAAAGTCAAAATGGTTTTTGATCCTCCGAGCAATTCTTTTCTCATGTCTGCCATGAAAGAGACATGCCAGGAGATAGAATGGCGTTTGAATGTTGCCGTGGATCCGGGAAACTACAAGAACGAAGATTGACATTGACTATGCGGAATGATATAATCCAAGCGTATATTATACGCGAAAGGAGGTGTTCTGCATGAAGCGTTTTCTGTGCGCGGTCTTTGCTCTGATGCTCCTATGCACAACGGCCCTGTCAGAAGGGTTTGATCTTTCGACCATGACTGACGATGAGCTTCTCGCTCTTAAAGAAGCTGTCGACAGCGAGGTTGACTCCAGAGGATTGCTTACAAGCGAATATGAGCCGTGGGATGAGTATGGTCTGGCACAATATCTGCCGAGTTTAAGCAAAATTGTTGGAAGAGAACTAAAAAGTTCCGTATATGGCTATAACTTCGATACTTCATTTGCTGGCAATTTTGAAGGCATGTCCCGTGGAGACTTCGACGAATATGTGAAGGCGTTGAAAGCCTATGGTTACATTAATGAAGCGAGCTCGTCCCCATATTCTTTTGAAGGAACTAACGACGACGGCATAAAAGTAAGCGCGTTTCTGATTGGCGACAGTATCACGATATCGGCTTACAAAGTAGATTAGCACTACGAAACGAACATGCCACTCTTTCTACCTCCTCTCCGCATCCGCGGTTTGGAGGTTTTATATGCTCAAATAATAGTTATGGCGAGGTGATACAATGTGAATCCAGATTACTATGCCCGATATCCCTGCTCCAATGAGCTATATCACCACGGCATACTCGGGCAAAAATGGGGCGTTCGTCGATTTCAAAATGCCGACGGATCTCTTACACCAGAAGGTCGAATACGGTACGGGAAGGGCAGCGAAATTGGTAAGAAGGCAAATGCGATAGCCAAAAGAGTCGCAAAAGGAGCATCCGAAGCGGGAAAATATGTCGGCAAAAAAGCAAAGCAGGCCGGAGAATATGCTGTAAAGCGCGCAAAGATGCGATTCCCAAGTTTCATGACGGACGAAGAGCTTGCCGAATATACTTCTCGTATTGCAAGTGAAAAACGCTATAAAGACGCAAGGCGCGAGATGGTATCCAATGGCGCTGCAGCTTCTGCCAAAAAATTTATCGGCGATGTTTTGACGAACGGCGCTCAGACGCTCGCACGAAAGGGATTTGACAAGCTTGCCGCTGAACTTACCAAAACTCCGCTGGAACGTCAAGAAGAGCAGCTAAAAAGGCTGGCGAACATTAAAGATTATCAGGAAAAGCTTAGCAACGTTAAGAAAGAAAGCGCGCGCAGCTTTATCGATAGGGTTCTAAATGACCCAAACGCCACGGCAAAAGATATTGCCGACGCAGCGTCTATTTCGGAAAATCTCAAGAAGCTCGGAAAGAAAGACCAACCCGACAAACCCAACAAACCTAACAAAACCAACGAAGGCGCTGAGGCACCGCAACAGGTAGAACCGGAAACTCCGAAGCCGCCAAAAAAGAGCGAAAATGCAAAAGATGATGGAAGCTGGATCGCCAGCAACAATTCGCAGACGATTCGCAACACTAACCCGTTTTCAAACTATAGGATGCGCCCACTTCCTGACGATTCTCCAAAAAATGTGAGATCCTCAGATCCTTTCCCGGATTCGCCTTTTTTAAGAGGGAAGAGCCTTATTTATGAAGTCGTGGAAGATTCTGCTGATGTTCCCGCGAAGTTAATTTCAAGAGATGAGATTACTGAAAAAGGAAAGCTGTTCTTGGAAGATGATGACGTTTGGGATGCTCCGAGGTATGGAAGCGGCTTAGTTTCTTATGACGAAGATTGGTTTGATTATGACAACTGACAATTAATCGAGGTTTTTTAAAGCATGTCTCTTTCCAATACAGCCGTCCCGATTTACTACGGGAGATTCCGGGACGCCGTATTAAGAGGCGAAATCCCGGTTTGCAAAGAAATCGAGCTTGAGATGAATAGGATCGACGATCTTATAGAAGACCCGCGGTATTATTACGACGACAAGGCGGTCGAGGGCTTCATTAAATACTGCGAAAGAGAGCTGACCCTCACAGACGGATCTGATTTAAATATGCTCGAAACGTTTAAGCTTTGGGCTGAAGAGATTTTCGGCTGGTATGAATTCGTTGACAGGACGGTTTACATACCAGATAAGTACGGAGGCAAAGGTCGTTTCGTCGATAAGAAAATCAAGAAGCGGCTTGTCAACAAGCAGTACCTCATCGTCGGTCGTGGCGCAGCGAAGTCGATGTATGCCTCATGCGTTCAGAGTTACTTTCTCAATATCGATACATCTACTACTCAACAGGTCACTACGGCCCCAACTATGAAACAGGCCGAGGAAGTCCTCTCCCCCATTCGAACGGCAATTGTTCGGTCGAGAGGTCCGCTGTTTCAGTTCCTCACAGAAGGCTCCATTCGCAATACTACTGGCTCTGCCGCAACTCAGGTCAAGCTCGCTTCGACTAAGCGCGGCATTGAAAACCGGCTCACCAATTCGGTACTTGAGATTAAACCCATGTCCATCGACAAGCTTCAGGGGCTTCGCTGCAAGATCGCTACAGTTGACGAATGGCTGTCCGGAGACATACGCGAGGACGTCGTTGGATCGCTGGAGCAATCAGCATCCAAGGGCAACATCGAAGATTATATCATTCTTGCCATAAGTTCTGAAGGCACCGTTCGCAATGCCGCTGGCGACACAATCAAAATGGAATTGCTCGATATACTTCGAGGGAAATATTACAATCCGCATGTCTCCATTTGGTACTATCGCCTTGACGACATCAAGGAAGTCGGAAATCCCGAATTATGGATCAAAGCGAACCCCAATCTTGGAAAGACGGTGAGTTTTGAAACCTACCAGCTTGACGTTGAACGGGCCGAGCATGTTCCTTCAGCAAAAAATGATATTCTTGCCAAACGGTTCGGTCTCCCTGTAGAGGGCTTCACCTATTTCTTCACTTACGAAGAAACACTTCCCCAGAAACGCAAGAACGATTACTGGGGAATGCCGTGTTCGCTCGGTGCCGATCTTTCAATGGGCGATGACTTTTGTGCATTCACATTTATATTTCCTCTGAGGGATCAGTCTTTCGGAGTTAAGACCAGGTGCTATATCTCTTCGCTTACATATCACAAGCTTCCCCAGGCCATGAGAAACAAATATGATGAATTCATGCAGGAGGGCAGCCTGATTGTACTTGAGGGGACGGTACTTGATATTAACGAAGTCTATGACGATCTTGATAGCTTTATCATCAAACGGGAATATGATGTACGGTCCTTTGGGTTTGACCCTTACAACGCAAAGGAGTTTGTCGATCGATGGGCCAAGGAGAACAGTCCATTCGGAATTGAGAAGGTTCCGCAGGGGTCAAGAACTGAGAGCGTTCCGCTCGGAGAACTTAAAAAGTTGTCTGAGGAAGGCATGCTGCTGTTTGATCAGGAGATCATGTCTTTCTGCATGGGGAACTGCATTACGATTACCGACACCAATGGTAATCGCAAGCTTCTAAAAAAACGAAATGATCAAAAAATCGACTCTGTCGCTGCTATGATGGACGCATACGTTGCATACAAGTCGCACAAGGACGATTTTGATTAAACTAAGGTGGCGAAAATTATGGTTTATTACATTGGAACGCAGGCTTTTGGCTATAACAGTCTGGCCCACCACGGCGTAAAGGGCATGGAATGGGGCAAGCATAAGTTTGGCCTTGACGCCAATACGAAATACATAAATTGGATGGACCCGAACAGAGGAAACGGCCCGATTGGGACGAAACCGACTAACGGTCCTGCGCTTTATAATAAGAACCCCAAGGGCGTAGTCTATAAAACCGGAATGCAGAATCAGCAGTCTACTCCCGCCAGCAATGGATTCGGCGCAAGGGTGTCGTCCGCGTATACTGATGCTTCTAACTGGGTTGGCTCTCAAGCTCGTAATGTGGGTTCAACTGTTAGTGGAGCTTATGATTCTGTATCCAACTGGGCTCGCAGTGCGGCGAGACCCGTTCAAAATGCGGCAATAGTTGCTGGCAGAGAGACGCGTGAATTCCTGACTGGAGAAAATGCAAAGCGGATGATGGAAAGCGACAATCCAATGCTTCGCCTGAACGGTGAGCGTCGGTATGCGCGCACTCTTCCGGGTATGACTGAAAACGCCATCAAGAAGATCAAAGAAGTTGGTGGAGAATTGATATCCCGGATCAAGGAAAGCAAGGTTTATAAGGACGCCAGCGCCTGGTTGTCCGGGGCCAGAAAGTGGGCCACCGAAAGCTGGGGGCGTGTCAAGGAAAAAGGTAAGGAATTCCTTAAAGCTGGTCGGGAGATCATCGATAAGGCTATTGGAGCTGTCAAGGGCGCATATAAGTCTGCTCGCGAGTTTGTGACGGGCGGAGAATCCAGGGCCGCAATGAATGAGGCTCAGAAAAACATGGACGAGGCCCGGAAGAATCAGCAGTTTAATTCGCAAATGGCGGTAATTAAGGGCCCGGGTTATCAAGACGCTCCGGAAGGCTCGGATGCACGAAAAGCGGCCTATGATAGCAGTCAGGCATATGCTAATGCCGCGAACAGAAACCGTGAGCAGTATAATGCCGCACAGGAGCAGTATAATGCCGCACAGGAGCAGTATAACCGAACTCTGCCTGGCATGATTTCTAATTTGGTAAATAGCCCTCAGGCTCAGAATATAGGCCAGAATATAGGTAATGCCGCTAATTGGGTCGGCAATCAGGCTCAGAATATAGGCCAGAATATAGGTAATGCCGCTAATTGGGTCGGCAATCAGGCTCAGAATATAGGCCAGAATATAGGTAATGCCGCTAATTGGGTCGGCAATCAGGCTCAGAATGTTGGCCAGAATATAGGTAATGCCGCTAATTGGGTCGGCAATCAGGCTCAGAATGTTGGCCAGAATATAGGTAATGCCGCTAATTGGGTCAGCAATCAGGCTCAGAATATAGGCCAGAATGTCGGCAACGCTTATAATAACGCTTCCCAGTGGGTCGGAGACCAGGCTCAGAAGGTCGGTCAGGTAGTTAACGCGTATAATCCGTTTGGCTATCAGGCTCAGCCCGGCCAAGTCACGGATGCTGGCAATTCTGAATCGCCCATGCCAATAGCGGTCCCGGCGTCTGATCGGAATGGATATTTTACTTACGATCCCGTATCAGGTCAAACGGTGTACATTGGTGGTACGACCGGTAAAGTATATCGTTAATTAGCGTGGTGATAATGAATGCCATCATTTGTTGACAGGCTTCAACACGCCTGGAACGCTTTTCGGGGGAGAGATCATCCCGTGCACGAAGATTACGGCGTAGGCAGTTACTATCGGCCAGACCGAAGATTTACGACGCTACGCAGCAATGACAAATCCATCGTTGCCACCGTAATCAATCGAATGGCGGTTGACGCGGCCGCCGTGTCCATTTTTCATGCTCGCGTGGATCAAAATGGAAAATATGTGGAGCCGATCGACGATGGACTGAATTCGTGTCTGACGCTTGATGCCAACATCGATCAGACCGGCCAGCAGTTCAAGATTGACGTGTTCAGCACATTGCTGTCCGTCGGTAATGTGGCGATTGTTCCTATAGACACAACTCTTGATCCGGCAAAGTCGTCCAGCTATGATATCAAGTCAATACGAGTTGGGCGAGTGACACAATGGTTCCCAAGACATGTCAAGGTTCAGGTGTATAATGACAGAACCGGCATGAAAGAAGAAATAGTTCTACCCAAGGAGCAGGTGGCCATTGTTGAAAATCCATTTTACGAGATCATGAACGAGCAGAATTCCACGCTTCAAAGACTCGTTCGCAAGCTTGCCCTTATGGACTCGCTCGATGAGCAAACAAGCGCAGGAAAATTGGACATGATCATTCAGCTGCCTTATACAATAAAATCCACGGCAAGGCGAGAGCAGGCAGAGCAACGCAGGAAAGACATAGAAATGCAACTGCGCGGTTCGAAGTACGGCATTGCCTATACCGACAGCACTGAAAAGATTACGCAGCTCAATCGGCCGATTGAAAATAACCTGCTCGGTCAGATCGACTTTCTAACCAATCAATTATACAGTCAGCTCGGCATAACGCCGGAGATTCTCAATGGCACAGCCAATGAGGAAACAATGCTGAACTATTATAACCGAACAATAGAGCCCATCCTCACCGCCGTCGTAGATGAGCTGAGAAGAAAATTTCTGACTAAGACTGCCCGAACTCAGGGGCAGTCTATTTTGTTTATACGGGATCCTTTCAAGCTGGTTCCGCTTAGCAAAATCGCTGAAATCGCGAGCAACTTCACACAGAACGAAGTCCTGACTTCAAATGAAATCCGAGGAATTATAGGCTTCCGTCCTTCTGAAGACCAGCGTGCAGACATGCTTCTCAATAAGAACATCAATCCGATGGAGCTCGCGGCAGCTTATGGTCAAGGCGCTTTGCCCGGTACAAATCAAAATGGCATGGATAACGGCCAGTATGTTCCTGATCAGGAATATGAGGACTATAGCGAATATGCAGACCCCAATTCCCAGGAATACCAGTACGGTTATTCCCAAATGCCACAGTGATATTTTGGAGGTAGTTTGACAATGCCTGCTAATTTCGATTTTAGTGGCTATGCCACGAGAAATGACTTGAAATGCGCAGACGGTCGTACGATTCGAAGGAACGCTTTTGCCGAGTGCGACGGGGCGACCGTCCCGCTCGTATGGCAGCACCAGCATAATAATCCGAGCAATGTTCTTGGGCATGCTCTTCTTGAGAATCGTCCAGACGGCGTATATGCCTACGGCGTCTTTAATGACAGCGAAGCCGGCAAAACCGCAAAGGAGCTTGTACGGCACGGCGACATTAAAGCAATGTCCATATACGCGAATCAGCTTGTGCAGAAGGGCGGAGATGTTTTACACGGCATGATCCGCGAGGTCAGCCTTGTCATGGCTGGCGCAAATCCCGGGGCCCTTATCGAAGACTTGTCCTTTGAGCACTTCGATGATGAGGGCGCCGAGTTCGAAGCAATAATTCACAACGACGAAAATGTCACACCCGCAATTCAGGCGCCTGTTTTACCGCAGGTAGTATTCTACGATGACTCTGCGTTGGCCCATGCGGATGATAAGGAGGAAACTGATATGGCTAATTCCGAGATGACTGTTCGAGATATTTACGAGAGCATGAACGAAGACCAGAAGAGCGTTTGCCAGTATCTGGTAGGTCAGGCTCTTGCCAGCAATATTCCCGAGGAGGACGATAACATGGCTCACAATCTGTTTGAGAACAACTACGACTACTACGGCGACAACAACTATATTTCTCATGACGATATGAAGACCGTGCTTGAAGACGGCAAGAAGTATGGCTCTCTGCGGGAGTCTGTGAAACACCATATGGCAGAGGGCGTTCTTGCGCATGCCGTCGACACTACCGGCATGACCACGTCCACCGGAACCCAGAACTACTTTGTCAATGATCCGTCTTTCATGTTCCCTGAGGCCCGTTCCCTGAACAATCCGCCTGAGTGGATCAAGCGCGATACCGACTGGGTTGATGAGGTTATCGGTCGCACCCACCACACTCCCTTCTCCCGCATCAAGAGTGTGTTTGCCAATATCACCGAAGATGACGCTCGCGCCAAGGGCTATCTGAAGGCGCATCAGAAGAAGGAAGAGGTCTTCACTCTGCTGAAGCGCACCACCACTCCCCAGACCATTTACAAGAAGCAGAAGATCGATCGCGACGACATGCTGGATATTACCGATTTTGATGTGGTTGCCTGGATTAAGGGCGAGATGCGCATCATGCTGAACGAGGAGCTGGCCCGGGCAATTCTGATCGGCGATGGCCGCAGCATTAATTCTGATGACAAGATCAATGAGGAGCATATTCGCCCCATCGCGAGCGACGCCCCGCTGTTCTCCATTCAGGCGACCGTCACTGAAGGACAATCCGATGAAATTACTGCGAAGAATTTCATGAAGGCCGCTATCCGCGCCCGCAAGGATTACAAGGGTTCCGGCAATCCCGTCCTGTTCACGACCGAGGATATTCTGACCTCCATGCTGCTGATTGAAGACGGCATCGGCCATCCCATGTATAAGAGCGAATCTGAGCTTGCCACCGCCCTGCGCGTCAGCAAGGTTATCACCGTACCCGTTATGGAGAACCACGCGCTCGAAAATGGCAATGAGCTGATGGGCATTATCGTCAATCTTACAGACTACAATGTCGGTGCTGACAAGGGCGGCGAGATCAATATGTTCGACGACTTCGACATCGACTATAATCAGCAGAAGTATCTGATCGAGACCCGCTGCTCCGGCGCTCTGATCAAGCCCTATTCTGCCATCGTTCTCAGCAAGGCCGCTGCCTCCGAAACTGAGCCGGATGACGAGAATCCGTAATCATTCAAAATGAAAGATCGGGTGTAATGAGTGGCACGATTTTATGGCGCGGTCGGATATGTCGGCGTTGAAGAAACGGGACTCGACGTTCATACAGAGATCCCGGTAGAGCGATTCTACAAGGGCGATCTCATCAAAAATACCAGAAGGCTGGAAAACGGCCAAGGCATCAACGATGACGTAAATATCGGGAACCAAATAAGTATTCTTGCCGACCCGTATGCGTACAACCATATTTTCGCCATTCGTTATGTAAAGTGGATGGGGGCTGCCTGGAAAGTCACAAGTATTGACGTCCAGCAGCCTCGCTTGATTTTGACACTGGGAGGTTTGTATAACGGTGAAACAGCGTAAAGATCTCAGTGATATTTTACATAGTTTCTGCGAAAACGTGTACTATCAGCCTCCGACTGGATACAAACTTGTTTATCCATGCATCATCTACGCACTTGATTCCGTGGATGAGCGGCATGCCGACGATATTAGCTATCTTACTCACGGGGAATATGCAATAACGTATATTACCAGAGACCCAGACGATCCGAATATTATCGGAATATGCGGACTGCCGAAGTGCCGAATGAACCGGACTTACACGGTTGACAATTTGTATCACAGCACTTATACGATCTATATTTAATGGCGGTGGTCTCTTGGGATTGAGATTTACATGGGATAAGCCTGTCGAGAGGCTTATCGAAACCGGTGTAAGCAAGGTTGTATTGTATCCAGGAGATACCGGGATTGGTTATTCTTGGAGCGGCGTGACGTCCATTTCCGAGAATCCAAGTGGAGCCGAGCCTGTCGATTTGTATGCTGACGGCATAAAATACTGCACGCTTCGATCAGTAGAAAACTTTGAGGCGACCATCGAGGCGTACAACTACCCAAAAGAATTCGCAGAATGCGATGGATCAAGACATGTTGCTGACGGTGTGTCCGTTGGTCAGCAAAAAAGAAAACCCTTCGGTTTATGCTATAGAACTGAGATTTTTGGTTCCGTTGGCAAAGGCTCTTCGAATGGGTATAAATTGCACTTGATTTATAATGCCACGGCGTCGCCGAGCGAAAAAGACTATTCGACTTTGAATGACTCGGCTGACACAACGCAGTTCTCTTGGGATATTGCTTGCACTCCGGTTCCTGTTGCCGGGAGAAGGCCGACTTCTTCGATCGTTATTGACTCAACTAAGGTCGACGCTTTCCGTCTTGAAGCTCTTGAGGCAATTTTGTATGGAGACGATGGGTCTGACCCGCGCTTGCCAGAAATAGCTGAAGTCATTTCAATGTTAAAGCGTTTTGACGTTGAAAAAACTTTAGCCGAAGTATTTTCGATAGATGGCTTGTGGATTTGGGATGCATTCAACTTTGTCAAAGACACCGTTCCAATAGCTATTGAACGTGAGGCGTTGCGGCACGTATATTTCGATCCTGCTCCAGGAACGCAGTTTGTCGCGCCGACGCTGGCGTATACGCTTCTTTCTGAAGAAGCGAGTGGCAAGCGCACCTACTCGGCAATTCTCATAGATAATGACAATCCAAGCAGATATTACACCGAGCTGAAAAACAAGATATCAGCAACCAACGAGGACGTAGTAAAAAACGGAAATCTATATTACTACTCCTGCACCTTCAAAGTATAAAGGAGGACACAATAATGGCGGTACTTTCTTGGGATAAAACTGGCGAACATTATTTTGAAACTGGCGTAGACCACGGCGTGCTGTATCCGATGGGCAGCAACAATACCTATGACAAAGGCGTTGTCTGGAACGGCCTTACTTCCATCAGCGAAAGCCCCGACGGCGCAGAGCCCAACGATCTGTATGCCGACAATATTAAGTACGCGACTCTTCGATCCGCCGAAACGTTCGGCGCTACCATCGAGGCGTATACCTACCCCGACGAGTTTGCCGAGTGTGACGGCTCCGCGGCGATTAGTGCTGGCGTTTACATCGGCCAGCAGCCTCGAAAGGCCTTTGGCCTGTCTTATAGAACCAAGGTCGGTAGCGACACCGATACCGAAGCGGAAGGGTATAAGCTTCATTTGATCTACGGCGCCACCGCGTCTCCGTCTGAGAAGAGCTACGAAACGATCAATGACTCTCCTGACGCAATCACTTTCTCTTGGGAAATCACGACAACTCCCGTTCCTGTCGCCGGTCATAAGCCGACCGCTTCCATCGTTATCGACTCTTCCAAGTGCGACCCGACCAAGCTCAAGACCCTCGAAGATTTGCTGTACGGAACTTCTGAGGAAGACGCTTCGCTTCCCACTCCGGATTATGTGATTTCGCTGTTCAAAGCGACCAACCCCTAAAGTAAAAACCTGTTCGGGTATTCAGTTCGGCTGGCCCGAAATAAATTGAAAGGAGCATGAAAAACAATGTTGAAGAAGACTATTAAGTACTTCGATTTCGACGGTAACGAAAGGTCTGAGGATTTCTATTTCAACCTCACCAAAGCCGAGTGCATGGAAATGGAACTGAGCACCCTTGGCGGGCTTGAAAAGCTTGTCGATAAAATCGTCAAGGAAAAGGATCATGCCAAGCTGGTTGAAATGTTCAAGACCATTATTCTTAAGGCCTATGGCGAGAAGTCCGCAGACGGAAAGCACTTTTACAAGACTCCGGAAATTACTGCCGAGTTTGCGTCTACTGAAGCCTATTCCGAGCTTTTTATGGAGCTGGCATCCGACGCGCAGGCTGCGACCGACTTCGTAACGGGAATTCTCCCCGTAGTTCCTGAGGAAATTAAGAAGCAGGCCGAATTGAAGAAGCTTGTAATTCCCGACCAGGGTTAACTGAATTTTTGGAGGAGATAGAGAATGCTCCAGTTGATCATAAAAGGGAGAGAATACTATGATTACTCCAAGCAGGAGTTTTTCAATATTCAAGATCAAACGTTGACGTTGGAGCATTCTCTCCTTTCAATTTCAAAATGGGAGTCGAAATGGAAAAAACCGTTCTTTAAGAAGGAACAAAAAACGCAGGAGGAATCTGAGGACTACGTTAAATGTATGACGATAACCAAAAATGTAGATCCGAAGGTTTACTCCTGCCTTGATCAGGAAGATTACAATAAAATATCTGCTTATATTGAAGACCCGATGACTGCGACCTGGTTCGCCGAAAAACCAGGATCAAAAAAGGGCTCTTCTCAGACTATTACAGCGGAACTTATTTATTTTTGGATGGTGTCTTACAATATACCATTCGAATGCGAAAAATGGCATTTAAATAGATTACTGACACTTATCAAGGTATGTGAAATAAAGAATACCCCGAGCAAGAAAATGTCCAAACGTGATATTTATTCTCGAAACAAAACTCTGAATGCTGCGCGCAGAAAACAATACGGGACAAACGGGTGATGTTTTGATGATAAAAATAAAGCAAAAAGGCGGCTTCAAACAAACGGAGAAGTTTTTAAATTGGGTCGTCAAGCGTGAATACTTGAAGCTTTTTAATGAAGTCGGAGAGAAAGGCGTGCGAGCTTTACAAGAAATGACACCCAAAAAGACCGGAAAAACCGCAGCGTCGTGGAGCTACACAATCAATGAATCTTCTTCAGGGTTAAGTATAAGCTGGAATAATTCAAATGTGAACGAGGGCGCAAACATCGCCATCCTGATTCAACTTGGGCATGGCACCGGATCCGGAGCATATGTGCAAGGAATCGACTACATCAATCCTGCACTAAAACCGATATTCGAGGCCTTTGCGAATGACATATGGGTGGAGGTGACTAAAAATGCCTACTAATATTGACAACAGGGTTGTTCAGATGACGTTCGACAATCAACAGTTCGAACGTGGTGTCAAGGAAAGCTTGTTAACTCTTGAACAACTGAAGAAGGGGCTCGACCTTGACAAATCGGCGGCGTCTCTTTCAAATCTTGAGAAGGCCGCGGCTAATTTTGACATTTCCGGTATCGCAAAGGGCGTTGACAGCATTGCGAACCGTTTTACACTGCTTGGCAATATAGGCCAAGAAATATTCAGGCGTATTTCGAGAACGGCGGTAAATGCCATGGAGGGAGTTGTTAATACAATTACTTCCATGCCAAAAGCCGGTATGGCGAAATATGAAACAAAAAACAAGGCTGTGCAGATGATTCAGTCTGCTTTGCCTGATAAATCTATTGAAGAGGTCGAAGCTGTTCTTGCCAGGCTTAATGAGTATACTGACCTGACAAGTTACGACTTCTCTACAATGGTTCACACCATAGGTAAATTCACTTCCGTCGGTGTTGACCTTGAATTGGCTGAAAGGGCAATGGAAGGTATCGGCAATGAGGCAGGCTCGGCAGGCGCCGAAATATCGCAGGCAAACATTGCCATGTATAACTTCGCGCAGGCTATGGGCGCCGGCAGTATGAAGCTTACCGACTGGAAAAGTATAAACCTTGCTGGTATGGCTACAAAGGAGTTCAAGGAGCAGATCATCGAAACCGCTTACGAGCTCGGTCGTCTTCAAAAAGTCGACGAGTACGTTGGCCAGACCGCAAAAGGTGTTACTGTAGATTTTAAGTCTTTTGACCAGACTCTTCGCTACGGCTGGATGGACACTGAAGTTATGTTGGCCGTACTCAATAAGTACGCCGACACTACTACTGAGGTTGGTAGAAAAGGTTTTCTGGCATCTAAAATGGCCATTACGTTTACACAGGCTATAGATGCTATAAAGGACGCTTTATCTACTGGTTGGATGAAGTCTTTGGAGTATTTGTTCGGCAATCTTGAAGAAGCCGGCAAGTTGTTTACGGATATTTCCGACGCCATTATCGACTTTACCGCTCAGTTCAGCGAGGCAAGGAACGAAATCCTAAAAGGCTGGCATGAAGGCGTTAATGATGTTTCCGGTTATAAGCTGGCTATAGAAGCGCTGTCGAACATTTGGGAAGTTTTCACAAATGTTGTTGAAGCCTGCCAAATAGCCATTGAAGGGGTATTTGGTACTTTTACTGCTGAAGATCTGATCGCGATCACTCAGGGCGTTCGAGATGTTACGGCTCAGCTCCGCGCAATGTTTGGCATGGAGGTAGAGCTTCAGACGGTGAAAAGCGGACAGCGTATGGCCCATAATTATAAAGCCGTTGCCGCGGATCTTGAGGAAGACACAAAGAAAGTATCGGCATTTACCGAGGCTATTCAGCGTGGCATGCGGACCGACAGCGTCAAAGAGATGCAGAAAAATCTTCTTGCTCTTGGAGACGATACAATACGGCTTGACCGTTTTGGTGTGGACGGTATATTCGGGCCTGAAACTCAGGCCGCTGTAAAGGCTTTCCAAAAAAGTGTCGGGCTTGCCGAGACCGGCATATATGATCTTGAAACGCGAAATGCCCTTGCCAGCAAACTCAATCCTGAAGAAACTTACTGGGACACGCTGGAAACGAGGATCGTTAAGGTTGCCCCTGGTTTGCAGAACATTGAGAAAATTGTTCATGGCATTCTGTCCGTCGTAAGAGTCGGCGTCAACATTGTGAAAATTGGCATGGGCGTTGTTGGCGGCGTCATCAAAATGATATCTCCGGTTGCTATGGGCCTATTGTCTATTGCCGGAGGTCTTGGCGACGTTGTGACCTATTTTATGAGCTTTGCCGATGCACTTACTTCCGCTGATGGCTGGCTCGCCATATTTAATGCTGTTCTCGGACCGGTATCTGAGAATCTGGCAAACGTTGGTAGTTTTCTTTCATTTGTTGGCGAAGGCCTTACGAATATCATAGAAGTTGCAAGTCAGGCGTCGTCTTTCGAGAATCTTGGAGAGCTTCTCCGTCTTGACGAGATAAAGAACGCCGCCGGCATAATGATTTATGACTTCCTCGTCAATGTTCGAGATGTACTTTCACAGATTGAGCCGTACATCGAAAAAGTTAAAAACTGGGTTATAACCAAACCCATTCAGGGGATTAATAATTTTGTTTCCGCGTTTAGATCGGCCGGGGTAGCCATCAGCAAGCGCGGAGGTCTGGACGGCGCCATAGCATCGTTTGAAAAGCATGGCGTTGATGGACTTACTTACAAGATTCTTCTTGCGATGCGAACAATTCGGGGCACGTTCAATAAAGCAACGGCCTTCGCTCGAGGT